TGCATGGTGCGATTCGCCAGCTCGGACTGGGCCTTGCGCAGCGCGTCGGAAAGGCGCTCCACCTCCTGGCTGGCCTGACGACGGACCTGCATGATGGCTTCCTGCATGCCGCCCTGCCCCGGCTGGCCGCCGGCGGCCGCGGCCTGGGCCTCGCTCTCCAGCTTGGCGGCGCGGGCGTTGATTTCGCGGATCTTGGCCTGCTGCTCTTCCAGCGCCTGCACGGCCTGCTGGCGCTGCATCTGGAGCGCCTCGGCCTGGGCCTGCATCTGCTGCTGCATCTGCTGGGCCTCTTCTGGCGTGGGCTCCTTGTTCGGGTCGCGCTCGCCGGTCAGCTTGCGGATCTGCTCTGCCACTTCGTCCTTGTTTGGCAGATCCGAGAAATCCATGGCAATGACCATCAGGCGCAGCGCTACCTCGGGCGGCAGGCGGGCGGCCATCTGGTTGAGCGCATCAAACATCACCTGGCGCATCGTGCCGGCGTAATCCGCTTCGCTCACAACGAAGTCGCCCATGGCCGCGGTGATGTCGTTCAAGAACCGGACGGTACCGTCCATCTGCAATTCGGGGGTGTTGACCTTCACCCAATCGATAGCGCCCTTGGCGCCGGTCAGGCGCACCACCTTTTCCTCGGTGTAGAACTGCTCCACAAGGCTCAACTGCTTCTCGCCCGAAACCTGGACCGTCAGGCGCAGATTGTCGAACGGCTCGGTCGTGACCACGGAGCCCTGGAGCTGGCGCGCCTTGATGGCCTCGCCGCTGACGGCGTTGGTCTGGCGTCCCATGTTCTCCTGCGAGACGCCCGCGCTCTTCTGGATGCTCTGAGCGTCCAGCGTCATCATCTGGATCTGCCCGGTCGCTGCGTCGGTGTCGCGCCTGATCTGGATGTCCTTGCCGGACTTTTTGACAATGAGGCCATCCGGGCGGTCCGCCTCGTCGCGCAGCAGATCCAAGTCATCGGTCGCGCCCTCGTCCGCAATGATCTGGTTGGTGTTGAGCATCCACAGCGCTTTGGACGCGCGCTTGTTGAGGTCGCGCTGAATGTCGCGCACCCGGCGAATAACGCCGTATGGGAGGCGATCGCGCCCGCGGCGATAGCACCAAATCGGCGTCAGGCCGAATCGGTTGTGGCGATAGATCGACGGGCCCATGCTCAGCATCGCGGCCTCGGTGAACACCGCCACGTGCACGCGCATCACCACCTTGTCGATGATCGAGCCGCCGGCCTGGGCCAGGGCCTGGAGCAGCGCCTGGTCCTGCATGGACACGAAGGCGCCCCGCATGGGGCCATCGGCCACGATCTTGGCCTGCGCTGGCTTGCGGTACTGGCATTCAATCAGGCGCACCCGGCGGCGCTTGGCGTCCACCATCATGCTGGCGCTTCCGGCAGCGCGCAGGGTCCCATTCTTCGCGCCAGAAAGCAGCTCGTCCGCGGTGTACCAGGTGTCCTCGTCCCAGTCGCTCATGCTGGTGTGCTGGCTGTCCTCCACCCCCTGCGCAATCACGTCCTCGCGGCCTGGGAACATCATCATCGCCACATCCTCGTCCACCCAGCGCCAGCGGAACAGATAGCGCGCGTCGCTCAGGTCGTGCTCGTATGATGCCGAGTCCCAGAGCACATTGCGCCAGTCTTCGTATTTGGAGTAGAGGATGTCCTGCGTAGGGTCATCGCGCACGCCGTCATCGACCCAGCCCACGCCAGCCTTCACGGCATCGGCGAAGGCGCGCGAGCGGTGGAACTGGACCCGGTTCACGTCACTGACGTACTTCAGCACCTTGGTCTTGACGTCCGCCAGCTCCACGTCGTCCTCGGTCCTGGGCATGACGCGCCAGTCCACGCGCGTGCGGCGCTCGGTGCCAATGATCCAGTCCACCATGGGCGCCACCTCGTTGTAAACGAGCGGCATCTGCCCGCGGTCCTTCAGCACGGAGGCGTCATCCGGGTCCCACTGGATGTTGTCGTAGAAGTCGTGATCCATCGCCATTTCCAGGCGGTTTGCGCTCTGCTTGTCGCGCTCGTAGTAGAACCACTCCAGCAGTTTCCGCAGTTCAGTGCGGGCCTCTTCGCCGTCCATGGGGTGCCCGCCGGTGGGCACAAGCTCGTGACCTGGCGGCTCTTCTCCGGTGAACACTTCCCGGTCCCCTTGGGCCTGGTGGCGCGCCCGCACGTCAAACGCCTCAGACATATTCCGCGCCTTCCTTTTCCATGCGGATGTCCTCGCCGGCAATCAACTCGCCGCCCGCGCGCAACTCCATGTGGCCGAAGCTCGCGCGATAGTGCTCTTTGGGCGGCGAGCTGGGCATGCGGATCAGATCGGGCAGGCCGTCGATGATGATCCCGGCCACGCGGCGGCAGTTCCATGGGCTGGGCTCAATCCCGAGCACATCGCACGCCTTCATGGCTTTCTTGACCACCGTCGAGACATTCCTGGCGTCCATGTCGTCCCAGGTGTACGCGGCCGACTCCATCACGACGAACCAGGGTGCGCCCTTGCGCAGGTGCGGCACCAGGATCATGGCCCGCTCGTCGTTGATCCATGAAAAAATGACGGTGAGGTCGCCCTGCACGCGCGACAGGTGCGCTTTCGATAGATCGATGGATGCCGGCATATCGCCCCCAGGTTGAACTGGGGGTGACCTTGCCATGCTTGCCACGCGACGGCATGAAAAAGCCCGCTGTGGGCGGGCTGTGTGTGTGGCCTGCTGGCCGTGTTTAATAACCGTATATGGATAATCTTGTCAAACCGCCATGGCAGATCCGCGGCGCCTGAATGCGCCGGCGCCCTGGGCCCGCTGGGTGGCAACGGCCGTCTGGAACACCGCCCCGGCGTCGGCCACTTGGCCGAACTGGCGGAAGGCGTCGGAGCCGTGACTGTTCTCGTCGTGCATGGGCTCTTCGCGCCAGCACCCTCGCGTCTTGTCCCACTGCTTGCGGTAGTTGGTCAGGCGCTTGATCCCCTGAGCGCAGCCCTCTTCACTGAACCAGCAGCTTGCAAACTGGTTGCGCGTGGCCTGAATGCCTGCGCCGATGTTCGACACACGCGGCACAACCTCGAAGCGCTGGCCGGGCATCAGGCGCTCCAGCATTTCCTTGAGCGTCTTGTTCGTGTCTGGCGTCTCACCCATGCGTCGATAGTCCGCCTCGTGTGGCAGGTAGTGCACGCCGAACGTCCACCCCTGGGATTGCAGCCAGGCCGCATAGTGGCTCAGGTCCTCGCCGCTGGCCTCGTAATACTTGATCCAACGGTTCTCCGGGCCGACGCGCTGGTGGCACCAGATCGTCGTCATGTCGCCGCGGCCAATGTCCCAGAAGGTGTTTATGGGCGCGGCCTCGATCGGCAGTGTCTTGAGGATGCGGCCCTGCTTGCGCGCATTGGCAAGCTGGGTGGCGTAGTAGCAACCCTCGGTGGACACCTGAAACGCCTCTTCCGGGTAGCTCGGGTACTCCTGCCACATCAGCGGGGCCTCGTCCGCAAAGTCGTTGCGCCGGGTCATCACGTACCAGGCGCGCTGCCCCTCGGTCAGCGGGCGCTTGATCTTGGCCTCGACCTCGTGGAAGTAAGACAGGTCGGACTCTGAGAACACCACGCCCTCGGGGTCCAGCGCGTACTCTGGCGCCATCCACCAGGCGTAGAAGTGGAATCTCCAGTCCTTCGCCGTCAGGTCTGCGCCCTGCTCAGCCAGGCCCTGGGCGCGCATGGTCATGTCGTAAAAATACCCGTCCTGCCCCTCGGCGGTGGACTCGATGATGCAGATCCCGGACTTCGGCACGGCCGGGATGGAACCCGTCACCACTTCCTTGGCCTTGTCCGGGTACTTCGCGCAAATCTTCCCGAATTCGCTCACATGCAGGCGATGGATCGTGCCCGAGCGCATCGACGTGGCAACGCGGATGCTGGAGCCGTTGTGCCCGAACTCCAACTCGGCCGCCGTGCTCTTGGACAGGGGAAACCAGCGGCGCATGAAGTCTGGCAGATGGTCATAGGCAAATCGCACCTTGCCGCGAAAAATGGCCTCTGCTGCCTCGCGGTCCTGGGCAATGATGCCGCACCGAATGGGCTCCTTGGACCAGAGCGCAGCATCCAGCCACAGCATGCACACCAGGGTTGTGTTGTGCGAGACAAAGCCCTCAGCAATATAAGTTCCGGTTGTGGTTTGCATGTCAACCACATCACCCTGACCGATTGCCTCAATGCTGGTGATTGTTGCCCAGCCAACGTCACCGTTGCGCTTGCCGGGTAGCTCCCGGCCCTCCCAGAACCTATTACCGACGAACCGCGTTGGCCTGGTCTGCCCTATCAGGCGGAAAAGCTCATCCATGCGGCCAAAGGCCAGCTTTGGCACAGGAGCGCGACCGTGCTTACTCGGCCGCTCGGCCACATCATTTTCAATGCAGGCGTTGTAGCCGCGATCTTCGGCGTACTTCACCAGGCGATCCCAAACAGCGCCATGACGCTGCGAGACATTCACACCGGCCGATGAGTTGCGCTTGGAAATACTGCCTTCGCCGTCCAGCATGCCGCCAAACCACCCGTCCTCAACAGTTGGCGCGCACCATGGCTTTGCAACCCATCGAACCTTTGTGCCTACCGTCAGCTTGCCGGTAACGGCGTTGCCTTCGCCGCTGATGCTGCGCCACTTAGCGTCCGTGGCCACCTTCTTTGACAGCCACGGATGGCGGTCTGTGCAGACGACTTCGCGCCCGTCATCGAACGTGATGCGATAGCGCTCGGCCTTCATGATCTTGACGGCTTCAACGGTTGCAGTCCGCATCTTTCTGGCAGAGCCTCGGCCACCTGGCGGATACTCGTCCACGGCAACCACATTTGTGCCCGGCTGAATCTGCCCAATCGGAACCCACTGGAGGTCTGCCGTCAGGACTCGCGTTTCGGGAGAAACACAAAATCCCAATTGGCGCGCCTTGAGGATTAAATTGCGGTGCCACATCCGTTTGATAAGCCGCCGCTGCGCCCGGTTGGGCTGGAACGTCATCACCAGGCCGTCGTCGTCCGGGTCGTCGCCCTTCACCACGATCTTGTAAAGCGTACTCAGGCGCAGCAGCGGGTCGTCCGCCAGCTTTGCGAACAGCTCGCGCTCGGTGTCGTCCAGCAGATCCACGTTCACCACTCGCCCCTTTGGTCCTCGACCCGCATTTCCTGCCAGCGCTGGAGCGTGTCGATTGCTTCCTGGATGTCCTTGCCCTGGTCCTTGTGCCCGCCCTTGAAGTAGTGCGCATGCTTCTTGGGCTCTTCAGTCATCATCGTTTTCGTCCCCCGGCGCTTCGCCATTCACAACGCCAAGCACCTTGGTCTTGAGGCTCGCCAGGAACTCTGCCGCGCCCTCGCCCTTCTGCTTGTTGTCCAGCTCGTACAGGCCCTTGATCTTCGCGGCCTTCTCCAGCGCCGCTCCCTTGTCCCAGAACTTGTATTCGATGCGCCCGTATTCGTCGATCTTGAAGCTGGCCACGGCTGCGCGGGTCGCCGGATCAAGCTCGTGCGGCAGCTTCACGCGGCCGTTTTCGTCCATGATCCCGGCGATGTCGGATACGGCCAAACGCCTGATTTCGCGGATGATTTCCGCGGCATCCAGCTCTGCCCGGTCTGCCCCAGCGGCCTGCAAAGCGCGCACCCTTGCTGAAACCCTGCTGTCAGACATGGTGCGGCTGGCGTTTTCGTTGACAGTCTCCGGCTTGGACTTGCCTACCCTGTAGCTGGCCCGGTAGGCATCAGACAGGCTCTTGCCGCTTGCCACGCACTGGGCAAACTTCTCCTGCTGTGGGGTCAGGCCGTGCTCGTTTTTTGCGCTCACGATCGCACCTCCTTCACTTCGATGCCGTGGCGCCAAAGCATCAGCTTGCGCTTCAGGCGGTACTCTGGCGTCACAGCGCCCTTAACGTCCTCAACGACCTCGGCGCCGTCCTGGGCGCGGTACACGAAATCAGCAAGGTACACGGTGGGCCGCTCCTTTTTGCCGCTGGGGCTCACCTGGGCCGGGATCAGCTCAAACGGCACCTGGCAGCGCAGATCCCTGATTTCGCCAGCGCGCTCCAGCATGGCTAGGTACTGCCAGCGCTTGTGCTCCGCCTTGCTGTCGAACGTGCGGCCGCCATCAGTCACCCGCTCGTTGCCGTACTTCTGTGCGCGCTTGACGCGCTCTGCCGGGTTGTCGCGCATGTGCTTTGCGGACGGCAGGCCAGCCACGCGGGCCTTGAGGTCCACCAGTTCAGCGGGTGTCAGTCGCATGGCGCTGGTCATCGCATCAGCCTTGCAATGGTCACGTTCAGGGCGTCAAGCTCGTCCATCTTGCGCACCTTCCATGCTGCGCGCATGCCGTGCCACCCCAGCAACGATCCGCGGTGGCAGTCTGGGCACAGGGCCACCACGCAGAATTGCAGGGCCTGCTCGATGTGGTGCGCCTCACCGGGCCCCGGCGCGTCGCAGACAGAGCAGGCCAGCTCTTTCACGCGCTCGATGTGCGCGCGCTCGCGTGCGTTCAGCTTGTTGTTCACGCCCAGCCCTCCGCGATCATGTCCAGCAGCCGGTCGGCCTTCTCAGCGTCGATGTGCGGCAGGATGTGGCGCAACACGCCATCAATGGCGCTGGAGTAGAACCGATCAAATTCGTCCTGTTCCATCGAGTCATAGGCGATCGAAAGCGGCACCTGGATCAACTCGCCGGTTTCCGGGTGAATCACCGGGCTGCAATACCCCGTCACCAGCTTGACGGCCACCAGGGCCTTTTCGGTGGTGTCGTAGGTTTCGCTGTTCTCGGCCACCAACTGAAGCAGCGCAAAGAACTTGCGGTGATGCTTTCCGTGGCGCGGCCTGGCCCACTCCATGCGCAGCCAGGTGCCCGGCTTCATCGTCTCCAGCCGGCGGCGGAACTTGGACCATGCATCCTGGTCGGCGGGCGTTGCGCCGCGCAGGCCCCTCTCGGTCTTGAGAAGCATGGCCTTCATTGCGCGAGCTCCGCGAACAGATCCATGGTCACGGGGCATTCCTCTCGGCGAGCGCGGCGGCGTACCGCAGGCACCACCATTCCACCGCGGCGCCCGGCCAGCGCCAGCAGACCTGCGCGCTTGGCGCACTTGGGGCCCACCGGCAGGGGGCCGATCATCACGGCCGCCTGGTCCATGGCTCGCCCGCACAGGGCGCAATGCAGCTTCACAGCAATCCACTCCGCATGGCGTGGCCTACCTCGTCGTAGCTGAGTGGCGTTTCTCCAGGCCACGGCGCACGGACTCCAGCACGCGCGCCCGGCCAGGGTTCCCCGGCACCCGGTCGATGACCGCCAGCATGACCGACGCCTGCGGCTTGTTCGGATGGGTGCTCAGCACAAGGCGCGCGCAGCACTCCACACACTGGAGCCGATAGACCCCATAGTGCTGCCGTTTTTTGGATGACTCGCATTCTTTGCATGCCTCTTCTTCTATTCGCATGCGGGTATTAGTTGGCAATCGATGGCGCCTGAATGTTCAGGGCCTCGCGCGCAAATCGCAGCGTCGTAGGGTTCAGCTTCTCGCCGGCGTCAAAGCGGCCAATGATCCTGCGCGCCCATGCCTTGTGGTCAAACCGCGACGTGCGGGCGGCTGCGGTCGCTTCGTCGCGCGCCTGGCTCAGCTTGGCAAGCTCGGCCTTCACGCGCTCCGGGTCGGCCTTGGGCTCCGGCAGGCGCTGCGCTTCGGGCACCGGGGCCTGGCGGCACAAGGCTTTGAACTCGATGACGTTGGGGCACCGCGGCGGCAGGTTCTCCAGGGCCCAGGCGATGCTGTGCAGGGAGTGTGCGAACGTGGACAGCTCATGCGCCCACAGTGCTTTTACGGCTCCGGGGTCAACGGCCGAATACAGGTCCACAAAGGCGCGGCCGTAGGTCAGGGACAAGCGTTCGAACAAGCGATCAATAGCCTTGGATGGCAGGGACATATCCGGCTCCTTGGGGTGTTCCGATGGTCGATGGCGCTTCCTGGCGGCGGGCTACGCCGGGGGCTAAGCCCTCGATCGTCTCGCGCTGGGCACGCTGGAATGCGGTTTCTTGTGGCTGGAATGCGCCCCTTGCCGCCTGTGGCTTTCGAAGTTTTGCCCAGTCCTCGCGGATGGCCTCCATGAATGCGTCGTCCCAGCTCACGTAGGTGTAGCCGTGGGCGACGGCCTTGCGCTTGAACGCGGCCAGGTGTTCGTCGAGCCGGTCCAATCCGCGCTCTTGCGCCCACTCCCTGACGCGATCGCTCACGCAGAAATCGGCCGGCATGGGGGTCTTGAGCTGGCGTTTCTTCGGCGGCCTGGATGGCGCCGCCTGCGCGGCTGGCGGGCTTGTCCCCAATCCGGAATCAGAGAATCCGGAATCAGAGAATCCGGAATCAGGCGATCTTGGCGATGCCTCGGCACTGCCTTGGTAGTGCTCTTGCACCGCCTTGGTAGTGCCTTGATCCATGGGTGGTAGTGACGAAGCAGCCTCTCGGACGTGAGGCGTCTGGTGCTTTGAAAATGCGGTGATCTGAATGCAAGCAGTTCCCTGCGCCTCGTACCGCACGATGAATCCGGCCTTGTGGAGTTCGTCCAACATAGCCCCAACATCAGCGTGACGGTCATAAGGCAGGGCCTGGGCAGCAATCCGCTTCGGCCGATCTTCAAGCCTGCCTTCTCTGTCGGCAAGCATCCAAAGGTAGATAAACAGCAGACGAGCCATTGGCTCCAGCTCTGCCAATTCCTCGTTGTCCATGATGGATGGTTTGATGTTTCTAGCCCTTGCCATCAAACACCCCTTTATCAGACAAGCAGCTGCTTCTGTTCATGTCCATCGTCTCCATGACATCGCAAAAGGTGCCAGCGGCAGGCAGGCGATGGAACTGCTTTTCGGGAGCTACCCTAGCCGTGGCGAAACTCATGTGCATCACCCCTTGATGCGGTAGCGCAGGTAGCGCGCATTGCGTGACTCGTCGCCCAGCACCAGCACCAGGCCGAACCGGCGGGCGCGAAGCAGCCCCCAAGAGAGAGCGGCGTGCGAGTGGGACGGGCAGCGCGTGCGCAACTCGCCGTAGGTAAAGTACCGTGTCGGGTGCTCTGACAGCACGCGCAGCACGTCGTCAGTGGCGGACCCTTCGCGCACAACGCCGGGCGGACGCGGGTTGTAGCGTGGAAGCTCCAGCCGCATGGCGCTGCGACCGTCAGACATTCGGACCAGTTGCCCGGCCATCCACGCAGCGCCGCTCATTGCCCCCCCCGACTTTCTTCGGATTGCCCGGATACGGTTTTTTGAACGACCATCTGGGCCATGACGAACTGCTCTCCCAGCGCCCGATTCACCAGCCCGGCCAGGTACTCGCCTGGGTCTGTGGCGTGCAGGGCCGCCAACACGTCGAGCGCCTTGCGCGCCTCGGGCGTCAGCGGGAACCAGCAGCCATTAAGCAGTGCCTCGTCGAGCAGGTCGCGCAAAAACTCGGCCTTGGGTACGCCGCGCTGCGATGCCGCCAAAATGGCGCGCTCGTTCAGGTCCTCGCTGACGGGGATGTCGAAACGCTGCGTCAGCTTCCCCTCTGGGGAGGTCCGCCCGGACCTGGATAACATCGTGCACATTTGCGAGGGCTCCTTAGATGACGGACCTGTTCCTGTGGCAATCCGCCGCGCTCTTTTGGGCGTCGGTCTGCTTTTTCCGGGTCGGCGCCATGACAAAGCGCATCCAGCCCACACGCAAGATGTGGCTGGAGATTGGCCAGGCCGCCCTGATCGTTGTCATGGTGTTTGCGCTACTCACGGACGGCCGCGGGTGCAGCGGCGGCATCAGCGGTGCGGCGTCCACCGCGGACACGGCCGCGATGGAGTGAGCCGCCAGAGCGCTCCAGCTTTCGCAGGTACGCCAGCAGCTTCACAGCAGTGCTCAGCCGCGGGTCGGCGCCCTTGTAGGTGCGCGACACGGTTACCTGTGGAACGCCCGCCTCGCGTGCAATCTGGCTGTGCAAACCCACCGTCTCATTGAGCCGGCGGCGCAGGTATTGGAGTTCGTTTTCTCGCTTCATGCCATGAATTATACAGATACGGTTTGCCCTTGGAGTCATTTCCGGGTAATCATTTTTGCTAGTGTCAGACCATGGAGACACTGAATCACAGGCTCGCCAGGCGCATGCGCGACTTGATGCGCGTGAATCCGGCGCTGGACACCCAGACGAAGGTGCGCGACCGTTCCGGCGTGAGCCAGGCATCGGTGCAACGCATCCTGAGCTGCAAGCAGTCCGCGACCCTGGATCTTCTACAGCAGCTCTCACCGGCGTTTGGGTGCTCGCGACCGGACGGCCTGCTGCTGGAGGCCGACGAGCTGGAACTGCTTGGGGCGTGGGGGGAATTGTCGGACGCGGAAAAACAGTCGGTGCTCGGCTACATCCGCGTGACGGCCCAGGCGAAAAAGGCGCAACTCAACATCGACAGCGGGCGGCCGGTGCCAGCCCAGTTGCAGGCAGCGCAAAAGGCATCGGCGGCCAGGCCCGCGTCGCATGAAGCTCCGCTTGAAAATGCCTCAAAAGAAAAACGCAGTCGCAAGTCTTAGGCGCGAAGCAGCGCCCCACCCGAGCCGCACCGTGGGAATCCGGCGCTGGCACTTCGACCAGATCGAGTCAGACCCCCCGGCCGTGGCCATGCTCCACATCAGCGTCACAGCAGACGGGCAGATCGTGACCAAGGGCATGGGCCTTGACCACGTGCATGCCACCATCGTGCTGGAGACGCTGGACGACCTGCGACAGCGGCTTTTGGGCTACATCGGCAGGCCCGGCAGCGCCAGCATCACCAAGCTCCACCTGTAAGGGGTGTCGTCTCGCGCCCGTTGCGCTTGTGCCACCAGGGCGCTTTTTTTCTTGCAAAATACCCGTATCCGGTTATGATGAAAGCGTACCAGGAAATTCAAGGAGTCAGGAAATGGAAATGTTTGCCAACCGCCTCGGGTTCAGCGACGTGGAGCCATTTGAAGTGGTCCGGGTCGTCAGCGACAAGTGCATTGAAGTCCGCGCCATGTCAGCGGAGCGTGACCCTTCTTGGGTTCCCCAGTGGAGCGTGGGCGGCTTCGCTGGGAACTGCTCCAACCAGGACAGCCAGCGGTGGATTATCGCAAGTGATGCAAGCCGGCCCGTCGTCAAGATCAGGCTGCGCAAGAACAGTCAGTGGTACTCGGCCTGCGGCGCTCGGTTCGCCCTGAGCGACAAGCCTGTCAGGTTCTACGACTACAACTTTTAAGGGGTCAGGAACATGAACTTTGCAAACACCGCCAGCGGCTTCCAAGCCAAGATCAACGCCATCGCAGCCGTAGCCGGCAAGACCGGCGAGCAGGTCTATGAACTCTGGCGCAAGTACGACAGGCAGTGCAGCCTGTACGACCAGTCGCCTGTGCTGTTCGAGTTCATCGAGTGGTACGCGGCCGACATGGGCGGCGATCGCCTGGCGCTCCAGAAAGCTCTGGACCAGGAAGAAGAGTTCCAGGCCAACCAGGACGATCTGGACGCGGCCTACGAGGAAAGCGTCCAGCGCAGCTACCAGGCGCGCGGCCAGGCCTGCCTCTACTGACTTTTTGCGCCCACAAATACCCGCATATGGATATTCAGATCAACACCCGAGTGGCCGGCATCCCAGCGATTGCGCGCGTCACGCGGTTTTTCCGCCAGCGCCCGCTGGGGCCATCGGCGCACAGCGACCTTGATTGCGATGGGTTCACGGAAATCGAATTTGACATCTGCGACCGCCGCGGCCGTCTCGCGCCGTGGCTGGAGCGCAAGGCATCGCCCAGGGACCTGGAGCGCATCGAGGCGGAACTGATTGACGAGCTTGAAGGAGAAACCGCATGAACGGAGAACAGGTATTCAACACCGGCAAGGTGGCGATCGGCGCGAACTACCAGGCGCCCCGGCGCGTGGACATGGACCGCGACGCCCTGCGACTGCAACGCGCGCTGCTGGGCCAGCGCAAAGGCCTCGACGCAGACGGCATCGTGATCGTCGCCTGCACGCTCGCGGCCGTGGCACTGGCAATCATGGCGCTTGCTGGGTGGATCTGATGGCAAAGCCAGCGCACCACAGCACCGTCGAAAGCCAGCGGATCCAGGATGCAGTCGAGGCCGCGCTGCGCGAGCACGGCGGGCACATTGCAGATGACCTAGCAAAGCGCGTCGGCATAGCCAGGTCCACGGTGGACAGGCATCTGAAGGCCCTGCGCGAGCTCAAGCGCATCCGCATCGGCCGGTATCAGCGCGTGGGCCAGAAGCGCACGGCCGCAGCCGTGTGGGTCGTCGGGCGAGGACGGAATGCAGAACACCCGGACTACCGGACAAAGCTAAAGCGCAAGCCGAAGCTGGCGCCGCCGCCTACGCGCAACGGCATCGGCACGCGGTTCGTTGGCGGGATTAACCCATGGGCGGCGGTGCCGCACGGAAAGGAAAAATAGCATGACGACAGAACAACCCGAGGCGCTGTATCGTGCTGATGAGGGTACAAGCCGATGAGCTACGACATAAGCCTGACCGATCCTGTGACCGGCGAAACCCTGCAACTGGACGCCCCTCACCACATGCGCGGCGGAACCTACGCCGTGGGCGGCACCACCGAGGCGCATTTGAACGTGACGTGGAACTACGCCAAGCACTACTACCGCGTCTTCAAGCCCGCCCCGCTGCGGCCTGGAGTGGACAAATACCATGCCAACGAGGACGGCACAGTGGGCGGCATCCGCTCCATCTACGGCCTGACCGGCGCGGAGTCCATTCCAGTGCTGCAAAGCGCCATAGATCAACTGGGTGACGACGTACACCCCTACTACTGGGAGCCAACCGAGGGCAACGCCAAGCGCGCCCTGACTCAACTTTTGGCACTTGCCAAGATGCGCCCTGATGGCGTTTGGAATGGAGATTGAAATGACAGACAGCACACAACCCGAAGCGCTGCGACTGGCGGAACTTCTTGAACTTGCGCCAGAAGACGGCGTTGAGCCACAGACCACCGAGGACGCCGCAGCAGAACTGCGCCGCCAGCACACCCGCATCGCAGAGCTGGAAGCCCAGCTTTCCTCATCTGGCTTCACCGCTGCCGACATGGCGACAGCCAGCGCGCAGGGGTTCCGGGATGGCGTGGCCTCCATCGCAGCAAGTGCGGGGAGTGAGCCAGTGGCGACGTATTCCGTTGACGCCGACCCGCTGAGCATTCGCTCAACAGTTGCAGAGGCAATAACCGGTGCGCTTGCATTCGGTGCGCAGGGAGTCAACCAGCCGCCAGAAGGTCATTGGCTGGCGCCATTCTGGAAGGCCGCTAGGGAAGACAAGGAGGCCGCCGAGCTGGCGCACCGTGACCGAGAGATTGACCGCCTACGGGATGAGAACACCACACTCCAGCAGGGCTACGCTGCCGCGCGGCTGGAAATCGAGTCGCTGCAAGCCAGGATCAAGGCTATGGCCGAAGAACGCGCGGATGAGCTGGTAGTGGCGCACTTGGACGGGAGAATGCGGGCATCCCATGGGCAAGCACCAGCACAGGCAATACCTGCCGCTGCGGCGGGATGCACGCGCTCGCACCCGCACGAAAACATGGACAGCGCCTGCCGCGCAAAAGCGGCGATAGCAGAAATGCAGAACATGGCCGCACGCGGAGCAGAGGCGACGACTCACGATCTGGAGCGGTTCGTTGCAATGCTCGCCGCCGCGCCCACCACCCAGCCAGCGCCCCAGCAGGAGGCGCAGGAGCCGGTGGCGTGGTATGTGACGGGGTGTAATCGGTTGCTGGATGAGGACGAAGCAAAGGCCGAAGCACGGCACATCGGCGGGACGGCAAGGGCCATGCCGCTCTACACAGCGCCCCCGCCCTCGCCCGCATCGCAGGCAGACAGCCAGCCAGCGCTAGATGAAGCCACAGCCATGAACCGGACGCGGGAACTTGCAGAATCTGGCCGCTGGCCCTCTGATTGGGTGGAGGCGTACCGACGAGGCTACTCTGACCGCGCAGCCCGTGCCCCGGCAGACAGCGTGCTGGAGGATGCGGCCCGTTTGGATTGGCTCGACAAAAACATTTTCCACCGTGATATGGATGAATGGGACGCCAGGTATGGGCATGGCGACGGCTACAACATGTGGGTGTTGTTCGCTCCGAAGGGCGCGCAAGGCGGTGCTCGCAGCATCATCGACGCAGCCCGCAAGCAAGGAGCAAACCATGACTGAACCAACAGATGCAGAACTTGACGAACTGCGGCAAGCAAACAGCGGGAAGCTGAACTTCGTCACGTTCAGCGAGTTCCGGACAATCGCCCGCGCAGTCCTTGCCAAGTGGGGCACTCCGCCAGCAGTCGCGGGAGAGCCTGTGGCGTGGATGGGGACG